GAAATAACATCATTGGCACAGCTTCCTGGTGGTCCACAGCCAATCGGTTCTGCATATTTGGTGGTGCCTCAAGAAAATCAGCGGGGTAGTTTGTATATTTATGATGGTAATTCCTTTGCAGAGTTCAACGCTAACTACAGTTGGCAGCTTCCCAATGTTGAAAATACTGTTGTCACTCACTTTGTGGATAATCTAGTTAACCCTACATACTTTACTTCTTCAGCAACCAATGCTAAAACTTATCGTGAATTTGTTTGGATTAAGGGAATTCGTATTGTTGTTGATTCTATGAATACGCCAGGATCAACATTTGATTTGATTGAAATGTCCCCCCGACTTTTGGCTAACATTTCTAACAAGGTTCTTTCTTTTGGTCTTGCTAAGACAATGTCTGACTTGTCTAAATCTTCTTTGCCTGTTGGCAACCTGCTTGCCTCTACAGGATCTATTAGCATATTTGATGATGACTTTGCTTTTAATAAAAACAATGTTTGGGATGATGAAACTGAAAGTGGAAGCATTATTGCCAACTACTTGTCAAAGAATATTAAGTTTATTTTTTATGAGGTTATCGAAAACGTCAATAATGTTAACTACTACGTTCCACTTAAAACTTTGTATTCCGAGGGTATACCACAAACAGATCCACAAAATAATGCTATTACTATTGAACTAAGAGACTTTTACTTTTATCTAGAGTCTAACAATGCACCAAGAATACTTATTCCAGAAGCCTCTCTGAGCCAAGCAGTTTGTCTGCTACTTGACGCAATTGGCTTTTCTAATTATGTATTTAAAAGAATTGAAGGTGTTTCCGATCCAGTAATTCCATATTTCTTTATTGGTCCAGAACAAAACGTGGCAGAAGTTTTGCTTGAACTTGCCAAAGCAACACAGTCTACAATGTTTTTTGACGAATACAATAATCTTGTCGTAATGACAAAAGAATATCTATTAGATGATCAAAATAATAGAGCCACCGATATGGTTCTGTATGGCTCAGAAGATCCTGCAGAAGATAATTTTATTCAAAACAACTATCAGGGCAAGTTAGCAAACATTATCAATATTGCATCTGAAGACCAGCTTGTTTATAATGATGGTCAGATTAACTACACAACCCGATATATCCAAAGAAGCTATGGTAGTTTGCAACAGGCTCAATATGTTGATAAAACTTGGATCTACAAGCCATCATTGCTTTGGGAGGTTTCTGGTACTCAAGCAACAAAAACGGCAAATAATGAAACTCAAGACAAATTTGTTCTTGGTGCCCTGCCATTAAACACCAGGCTTACAGCAGATCCTCCTTCGGTTGTTAATAGACAAATCGTAAACAACACATTGGATGTTGGCGAAAATGCATATTGGATTACACGCTTTCAGGGTTACTTATATGCTAACGGAGAAATTATTAAATATGATGCTGTTGAGCACAACATAACTGGCGTTGGAGATGTGTGGATTTCAAGCAACTTAGAATATCAAAGATATTTTGCTAACCTTCCGTTTAATGGAAAGATTTACCCTACAGGCAATGTTCGTATTTATGTTGAGCCATATTACGAGACGGTTGATGGCAACCTGCTAATGAAAAATGGCGAGGTATTTAGACATGGTAGAGCACAGTTTGGAACAACAATAACAGAACATAATGCTGGCTTAAATTCTTATTGGTCAGATAATGAAAACGTTCGTGGATGCTTAATGGAATCTCAGTACCTTTATACCCGAGAAATTGAGCCAGACTTGCCTGATACAGAAATTGCAGCCGCTGGAGTTTCTAACACTAAGGCACAAAAGTCTCAGCGTAACGGTATCATTCGTAATTTCCTTTCTTCAAAATATGGAACAGAAACAAACGTTGGTTCACTAAAAACAGTTACAACGGGAACTATTCAGTCTTCAGCCTTTGTTGTCAATGGACCTGATTTTGAGGCAGAAGAAAACCCTAGAGACTTTTTGACTTATGTGCACAAACCAGTTAATGGTGCTTTTAAACATTTTGGTACACGAATGAGAATTGTGGGACGCATTGAGTCGGTTGGAGACAGGTCTCAAAGCCCAGTCGGAAGTATGTCATATTACAATATTGCTAACTCTGATCCTACCCAGACAGTCAGCATTGGTGGCGGTAGTGGTGGCATATCTTTGGTCAACCCTGCAACAAATGTTGGCTACTATTTTGAACTGGCAGCTTTGACTTCTAGCAATCTTGAACGATTTATTGAAAAGAATCAAGACGGAGAAGCGATTGAAGCTATTGACAACGTTTTGTTCTATAAAATTAAAAAAGAGACAGCTTCTGACAAAGCTATACCTGAAAAATTGTGGGGAGCTATTGGAGACATTATTGTTGATGATGGTAACTTTACTGGTCAATATCGGTTTACTGGGGACGATAACCCAACTGTTTATGACCTTTCTATTGAATATGTTGATGTAAATGAAAACACGAGAAAGTTTTATTTATATATTAATCAAAAGCTTGTTCAGGTTGTAACTGACAACGATCCGTTACCTCTCGTAAACCCTTCTATTGGCCTGGTGGCCAGGGGTACATCAAGAGTAATGTTTGAAAACGTTTATGCTTTAAGTAAGAACTATAGCACAAATGCTGTATTTGATACCAATGTGCCAATCGCAGAAGTCTTTGGCGACCAAGACAGTGAAATTAATGCGAGCGAGGCATTAACGAAATACGCACTTAGCGGTGTGGTTCAAAAAACATATTTGAGCGGTATTCAAACAAACTCTGTTCCTAACTATGACATTTACTTTGAAGAGTTTGGAACAATTATGCGTGAGTGTGCATACTTTAATATTAAGTATGATCGTGCATACCCCGCACTTTATGCCAAAATTGCTCCCACTTTTAACAGACTTAAAGGTTACACTGTTTCTGGCTTTTATGCAGACTCATATGGTGCAGAATTTCTGATTTTCAACAATACAGACACTGTTCTTAATCTTGATGAAACTACTGGTAACTACCTCCGAATTTTGGGGGTAACGTTTACACAAGACACCACTCAAACTCTAACAGTAGACGACTATTACAAGAAGATTGGCTCTCTTTCTGACCCAGAGCTAGAGGGCGAAGAAATTATTCGATCTCCACTTTCTGCTATAGAAGAATACAATGAAATTCAAAACAGCAGAACAATCTACGGTCGTAATGAATTTACTTTAGAAAGTGATTACGTCCAAGATCAAAGCACCGCCGAGGATATTTTGGGGTGGATGATTAAAAAGAAACTACGACCAAGAAAATCTTTAGGTATAAATATTTTTCCAACATCCATTATTCAACTAGGAGACATTGTTACCATTAATTATAAAAATGATAATGGGCTTGACCTTATAGCTAATGATACAACACGCTTTGTTGTGTATAATATTGAATACAGCAAATCTTTTGAGGATACGCTAATGACGATTTATTTGAGTGAGGTTTAGTTTTGGCATTTGCTTACAGTAGAGGCAGAAACAGGCCTTCTAGTCAAACCAGGAGATATAATTATACTCCACCACCTCCGCCTCCACCACCACCGCCACCAAGGAAAAAGCCACAAGTTAGGCAGCCTCCCCCACCTCCTAACTTTAGACCACCCCCTCCACCCCCACCCCCCCCTCCGCCTCCACCTCCACCCCTGAGAAGGAATGTTTCTACTAGTAGGCCATCACCGCCACCAAAGCCTGGTCTAAGAATCATGAATCCCAGGCAAGCGGATCTAGCACAACAATACAAGGATGCTGGTTTAGGAAAAGTTGAACCCCCAGGTCCTGGAGAAAAGTATTCTAGGTTTGTAAGAACTTCTAGTGGTGGTGGTAGTGGTGGAAGCACACCACCCGCTGCTGAAACTCCTGCTGCTAGTGGTGGAGACTACAGTTCTGGATGGTCTGGTGTTAGTGCAACGCCTCCAACTCCTGCAGCACCACCACCTCCTCCACCTCCACCTGTTATAAAATCAGCACCAATCGATACTGTCTCTTTTGATGATGATGCTGTATCTGAAGAAATTATTGCTGACCTTCTGTTTGAAAATATTGGTGGTCAAGAGCTTTTAACTTTGGCAAGATATGACACAGTTAATGGTCAGGATGTTGTCTATCAGCCAATTAAAAACTTGGACATTATTCAACAAAATTATAACTCCAGCAATATCATTCGTATACAGGACAATTCAGAAAACTTTTTTGCCAACTTTCCAATTAAACTTAATGACAAGATTCCTTTGGAGGGTAACGGAGACAACGGGGCAAACATTTATATTGATGAGTCTGGTTCTTTAATTATTGAGTTTATTAATCTGGAGTCGGATGAGCAGATAGAAGTTCAAGTTACCAGCGAGAATGGTATAATATACGAGTCGGAGATTTAATAAATGATTACAAATGTTGGCAAAGATATTATTGCAAAATACCTAATTGGTAATGCCCCCGCTTATGCATCTTATATTGCTGTTGGTTGTGGTGCTAATCCTAGACCCGATATTAGCACTATTGTAAATGTTCAGTCTTCTGGTACTACCGTTACCGTTCTTGATAATGAAGGTATTTTTGTTGGTGCTAAAATTGACATTCTAAGCGGTACTGGAGAGCTTGCTTCTGATGAAGATACAATTGTTACTGCTGTCACTAGCTCTTCTGCTTTTGAGATTAGCCCTGAGCCAGTGGTGCCTCTTAACAACGCTACCATTAGTATTCAGCCTGATCCTAGCAAGAAGTCTTTAGATTTTGAGATGTTTAGAGTGCCAGTCTCTTCGAGGGGGTATATCAATGATGCTGGTACCAACAAAGTTGTTTTAACTGCACAATTACCCACAGAAGAAAGATATGAAATCTCTGAGGTAGGCATCTTTTCTGCTGGCTCAAACTCAGCAGCTGGAAGGTATGACAGTAGAACTCTTTTCTCATTTACTCAAGACGAAGCTTGGCAATACCATTCAGCTTCTTCTGCTGTTCAAATTCCCAGTGTATTTACCCCTCTTGATCCTGGTTCAGATGATGTCATTAATGTTAGTGACCCAGTTTTTCAAACTAATGCAAATAACAGAATTTTTACTAGTGTGGACAGAACAGCTAGAAAGGAACAGCTGAGGTTTCTTAATAATATTATTATGATTGAGGGCAATGACGCTAATCTTTCTGTTGAGCCAGTTATCGCTAGTGTTTCTGGAGATGGGTCAGTTGTTACCTACACCACTACTGCACAACACAATCTTGCAACAGGCGACACTATTTCGATTACTGGTGTAACCCCATCGGCCTATAACTTGTCAAGTGTAACTGTGGCCTCTACTCCCACCAGAACTACATTCACTGTTGCCGATAGTGCTACAGGTGCTTATGTTTCTGACGGTAAGGTAACAATGGATCCTAACAATACTCATTTGTTTGTCACACCAGGATCTAATCACATTCATCTCTTTGGTGGATCGCCTGATTTAAGTGGTAATTCTACAGCAGACTTAATGAAGATTGCATTTTCTGTTATTAACAAAAACGGATCATTTGCTGGATCACCAGACTCAGTTCGTATTATGGTTGAGGCAGCTTCTAACGATATTGCTGGTGAAGGTGAGTATGCAAGATTTGAGGTAGACATTACAAACGGAACGGGTGAGGGCGAATATGATTTGGCAAACAATAGATATGTTGTCGTTTCCAAAGAACTTAGAGACTTATATCTTAGTAATAGTTTCTCTTGGGATATTGTTAATGTTATTAAAATTTATGCTACGGCCATTGTTGGCGGTGTTCCGTCTGACGATTACTATATTGCTCTTGATGCTGTCCGTGTGGATAATGTGGCCACTCCTAACCCAGTTTATGGAATGACTGGATATTCTATTATTCAAAATACTGATGCCGTTACAGTAACAAAGCTTCCTAACACATATAACTATGTTGAGTTTAGATTTGTTCTGGATGTGACGTAATGGCAGATGTTGGTATTAAAAAGGTTAGTACTTCATTTGCAAACTTGCCAGACATTAATAGCCAACTAGGTGGTTATATTTGCAGATATCGTATTGTTTCTGAAGACAAGAACCGTGTCTCCCAATGGTCTCCTATTTTTGTTATTCAGCCTAATTACATTTTTGTACCTGGAACCTTGAGTGTTGAGCCTGGTGTTCAGACAGTTGGTTTTGTGTGGAATGCTGTGGGTATTAAAACAGCAGCAGACAATGAAATTTTTGCTAACGTCAGTGCATATGATGTGTGGGTACGTTGGCACAATGATGATGATGGTGATTGGGCTTATGTGGATAGAATTAGTAATATTGCTGCTACAATTCAGATACCGTCAGATTATCAAATTGATGGAGTTGATCAGGGTACATCTCCAACTAAATTAGATGTAGAAGTTTATGTTAGAGGTTTTCCCATTGAAAGAGGGGACGGTGTACCACTTGCACCTGGAACACCATTCTTAAAAGTATATGAAAGCACTGATAACGTTATTGTTAGCAGCTAATTGATGATATAATAGAGGTACTATGGCAAAAATTCCGCTTCCTGAACGAGGTCAGCCAATCGATGTTAGCTATGTCTATCAGATTACCAATGCGGTAAATAATCTTTCTGACCAAGTTTCTACAGCCACATATAACTATACAACCATTGACACAGTTTCTGCTGGTAAGCAAAGCATTAAGACTTCTGAAGCCAGAATGGTTGGCGGTTATATTGTTGTTGCTAATAACACTACGGTGACTAAAGATACTACTAAAACTTTTACTTATTCTTTTCCCTCTGACTTTAAGTATGCCCCCATCGTAACTGCAAGTCCAGTTAACACTGGTACCACTCCAGCTGGTGATGACGTTACTGTTGTTATTTCTGATGTTAGCCGAGGTAGCGTTAGTGGAATTGTGAAATTCGGTACAGCTGGTACAGTTTCGATTACTGTTAATCTGGTTATTATCGGTATTCCCAATTAGTCATGGAATACGAAACCGCAAAGAAAAGGCTAAC